CTTGTAGTAACCAGCAGGTGGAGTGAACACCCCCGCTACAGGCAGCCCGATCTTGATGCCGTCAACCACAACTGTGTCAAATCCGAGATTGGCAGGAGTGCCATTCACGAACGACTGTGGAGCAGCAAGCAAAAACTCAGAGGCTGTTGCAAGCGGAAGGAGCCCACCCTGAGGGGGATTCAACAGTGTAGGCTTTGTGCACCGGAAATTGTAACGAGCGTGCAGCTCGCCAACCAACCCGGCGCCAACTTGCCCAATGGTACACACCCACAGATTTCCACCATCAAAGGTCTTAATGTCCTCATCAACAGGAATGGGACCAGTACGAATGTACTTGCTGTCGGCCTTGTTAACACAAGACGCGTCCAGACGAAGTCGAATGATCTCGTACGGCATGGCATCCTTGACATGCATGATCTCCACCTGTTGCTTAGTCGTCGGAGCAGGGTTGCCAGCGTTGTAGTCCATCGCCACAATCACCTTGCCCGTTTGACCTTGCGCAGCGTACTGCGAGACTTCCGGTTTGAAGTAGAACTCACAATCCACCATCTTCCACTCTGAGTAGAGCGCCGCCTTAATAGCTCCTTTAGGGAACGTTGAGGCGAGGCCCGGCTGCACAGCGTACTTGTTGGCGGTGAAGGCAACACTACCGTTGATGTCTGCAACGAGCTCATCAAACGTGACATTCTCACCGAGGAAAGACTCGCGACCGTTGTTCCGGACACCCCGAGGCATCAGGTTCGACGGCACACGCCGATCATCCGGCTCTTTGCGTGCGTTCTTAGGCGCACGCGGGGGGGCCGGTCCCCCTGTCCCATTGCCCTTCTTGCTAGCAGCCTTGTCCTTCTTGGACTGGGCTGCCCGACGGGCCTGCTCCTGCTTGATTGACAGCGCTGGCTGCATTTTGGTTGTTGTTTTGTATGATGCTCGTCACACACAGACTTATGCCGTTGAAACGTTCAAGTAAGCCGGCACCAGTCGAGTCCACGTCGAAAAACGCGCGGGACTCCCAACGAAAATGTAGATCCGTGATTTGCGCGACCGAGATGCGAGCTCCTAGGATATCCCTAATGCGAGGCGTCTGGACAATCGTACCAAGGTACGAGTCAATCCGAGCCTCCAACAAAAGGAACTCATACTCCCAGGGCCACACCACGATCCGGAGACCAAGCAAGTGCATCAGGACACACTCCTCAAAAGAGAAAGAATTGTTCACCCTCACCCAATTGACACTAGACATGAGCTTCGAATAGTTGCCAGCGGCAACCAAGAGATCACCATGACCTCGAACGAAACGCTCACGAAGATGATGTGAAAGGAAGACGACCTCCTGCGCCCAACAGGGTTCGGCATTGTCGTAAGCGATTATGACCTGGTACTGAGCCAGGTAATCGCGAACTTGCCGAATACCCACATTATCGTCATCGATAGACAGCGCAAAATCGTCCCCATTCACAATCAATTTGAGAACCTCATCAACATCCCGACCAGTTAAGGTCGAAACAGCTTCAGCAAGGGCAAGCCAAAAGTACAACGAATTGTCATGGCCAGTATTTTCCCACCCTGACTTATTGTGGAGCAAGCGATACACTACACCCATTGTAATAGTGTCACCAGCATACACCGCATCATACAGGATGTCAACAGCAGCATGATAGTCTTCAGCTAAAAAGGCTTTGCGGAGATCACGAATAATTCGCGCACACCCAAGATTAAAACGTTGGTCACAGCCATCACCATCTGCAAAGAAACACCTCCGTCGGTTACCCAACGAAAGAACTGTCTTCACAAACTGAGGACCAGGGACAGCAACACCAATTGTAATCGGATGGCGACCCATCGTCTCCACAAGCTTATCATTTTGACGAGAGAAGAGCTGCTTTGAACACTGGAGATGAACAACGCCCGAAGCGTTGAAACCTCTTGTCTTTTCGGCTGCGACACGATCCGCAGTCCGCAATTCATCCTTCAAAGTCAGCGAGAAGGGGAGCCACATCTGCTGACCAGCCAGGACATTTTTCACGTTCTGTTGGATTTCCGGACCATAACGTACGAAAGCCTCATATTTATCTTGGCAATCGTAGTAATACGGATAACCCGCACTTTTTGTCATTGTCATACGCCCGATAGCCTCGGGAGCTGTAGCAAAGTTGTCACCCTGCCATATACCGGCCAAGTAGCGCATACCATACTGGTACATCCATGCTAATTTGGAATCCGGATAAGGCAGAAGGGGATCAACAGCCTTTGCACAGCTTTGACGTAATGCTTTAATGGTCATAGCGCAAGGAACGTAATCCACGTCGGAACTATCTCCCTGCCAAGGAGCTGGCATGAAATGAGAAGAGCCTAAGGGCCTGAACGGAACATAACCCACCACCTGCAACGGCACTACATGCGGCTGAGGTTTGCACACCGGTATCTCGAACCATCGAGATCCGATGTGCGTGGTTAGTTTTTTGGCACCAACTGAAGCATGCGAGCCGTAACAGGGATCGCACGATTGTCAACCTTGGGCCGTCCAGCCGCAAAATGAACTCCAACAACGCGTCCATTGGTGTTGACGTAAAGACCTCCACAATCACCGCCCTCTGTAGAGCAGGTTGTGCGCAACTCAAGTCCTTCTGCGCCATCACCGATGTAGGTCACAATGCCGTTGCTAATCATCGCATCACGTGCGAGGAACCAAACTTTTTGATTCAGTTCGGGTTCAGCAAAACGAGCCTTATTCAAACCTTCGGGACAGCCATCAAACTTCTTGCACGCAAGCAAATCATGGTTTTCACCAACATCACGATGAACGATCGTTGTCTTCTCAACAACCTTGTCTCCAAACTTGAAGTGGGAACAATCCTTGTACACATGAGCGTTCACAAGAATCCCAATCCAAGACACCACGATCTGGGCAACGACGCTCCCGTCGGAAGCAATCGCCTGACCCATGTTGTGGCGATGAGACTTAAAGTCCATCTTCGTAGAGCCAGCTACAAGTGCCTCAGCCTTCTTAGGGGTACGAGGCAACTCCTTGCACTGGCAAAGATTCGCGTAGTGACCAGTGTATCCACACTTGAAACACACGATATCCTTCTTCACATCCTTCTTGGGGACACGAGCAGCCTGCACCTCCTTAGGAACAGGCTTCTTCGGGACAACAAAGGGAGGGACATCATCAACGACAGTCACAGGGAGAGTTGGCTTCTGCTCAATCTTCTCCACAGGCTCGTTGCACGACACAGATTCAACTGAGAAGTCATCCTGCACCACATTGCCA